TGTCTTCTGAAATGTTCAGCGCGTAGCTTGCTCCACAAGCTATCCATTTAGTTCCGGTAAACACCCAAAGAGAATAACAATATTCGCCATTAAAAGGATCAGTAACTATGTCTGTATATCCGCTAGTAATTGACGAATACAGACCACCAGATAAATAAGTACCAGTATTAGGGTTGTCAACATTTCCAATTGTACTTCTAACTAGTTTCCAGTGAGTTAAGGGGCCATCATTTGGGTCAGGAATAATGACTCCCCAAGAAATGGCAATTTCGTTATAGTTGTATGACCAGGCTTCAATACCAGAATTATAGTAAACACCTACGGCAGAAGTTTCGCCGTATCTAAAACCAGAGCCGTACCTACTTGTACCGTATTTAGCCATTTATTTTCCTACGCAATTCCTCCGTTAATAACCGCTGTCAAACTTGATGCAGTTAAAAACGGAATTTGAGAATCAGATAAAACAATAGTTGCTGCACTACTTCCATCATCTGTATTAAGTTTGTTAATAACTACTGATAAAATTCCAGGTATATTTTGAATTTCTGCTGTAACAACAGACAAAGGAATACTGTCGCCAAACGTGTTATTTTCATATTGAAACATGCCGTTTACTCCAAGCATTGCTTGATAAACAGCAAGTTTAATATCTGCTTGTTTATACGCAGGGTCAACAGTTGCGGTATATTTTAAATAAATTGGGACATATGATGGTGGAAGTATGTTTAAAGATATTCCTGCTGGAGTTTTATCTTCAAAATATTTTGCTACATCAGCGGCAATAGCGTTCCAAGTACTTGTAAGTGCTGAGCTTGAAGCAGTTGCTGTTTTAATTACTAGGCCTGTACGACCTTCAGCAGTTACTGAGTTCCAAGTACCAGTAGCAGCATTAGTTACGGTAAATGTTTCTGTTGTAGGTACAGAAGCAACTACAACATTTGATAGATTATACGCAGGTAAATACATACCAGAAATGGTTATTACATCTCCTACAGAAAGCCCATGCGGATTAAGTGCTTTACATGTATATGTTACAGTAGTGCCGTTACCTGAAGCAGACTCAATATTTTTAGCTTGTGGGTAGCCTGGGGCAGGAGTTAAATCATTTGGTCCTTGAATATATAAGTTTACTAAAGAGTAAACATTAGACGATGTTTTTGCTTTTCCTACTTGAGGAATCATAAGGGCAAGATCAGCGTAATCTTGTAAAGTAACGGCACGTTTTCTTGTGCTAATTGCGGCCTTTACTTTTTTACGCAACTGTTCAAAAGTATCCGCATCTGCTCCACCAGAAGATGGCAAAGAGTTAGTTACTTCTATGTATGTTGGTACTTGAATGTCAAGGTTTCCAGGAATAAATGTAACTTCACTAATAAGAAGTGATTTAATATTGCCTGCAACACCAACACTTGATTTATAAACCGCACTAATAAGTTGATTTGATCCAGGAATAGATCCGTTAATTCCATCTCCAAACACAATTCTTACAAAACCTTCAGCATCTCGCACAACTGTAAATACTTTATCTGTTGGTCCGTACCCTAATAAATTATCTACATAAGACCATGAACTAAAAGCCGTTCCTTGACCTACATATACAGTTAATGATTTATTAACTAACCCGTAGTCGTAAATTAAAAATGTTTGGTCTGCTGATCCATTAGAAGTACCTAAATTTGCAGGTAAAGCTCTATTGTAATTACTGTCAATTTGGTCAGGACGATCAGTGTTTACTGTTTTTCCTTCTTCACACAGCAGGGTAATGGTTGCCCCTGGAGCTAACGCTGTGGCAGCTTCTAAAGTTTCAAAGTAAACTTGTGCGTACGGTCCGTATGAAAGGGGGGCTATAACTTGTGTACCAATTGGGATATCATATGAGGTAGTAGATGAATCTCCATTTTTAAAAGTTACGTACACAGTAGAGGGTGTTGGACCAGACACTACATAGTCATAAAGATTAGCAAAATTTAATAAAGTATCAGATTTGATAGCTGTATCAATAGAGGTTTCATTTGCAATTCGGTCTAGATAGTGAGACATAATATCTCCCATGTACGCAAACGACTCAACTAGTACGTTTCCTAAGTCAGAATAATCTGTGGGGTTCCAGTTAGTATTAGTTTTAGTACTAATTAGCTTAATTAAGTCTGCTTTTAAAGCAGCAAAATCTCTAGAAGTGTAATCTATTTCCATTTTTTACCTCGTAACCAATCCATCGTAATTAAATGTTGCCGTGTTAATTTTCATAGTTGCTATTGTATTATCTGGTAATTTTAAATACAGGCTTACATACACTATCCCAGAGTACTCATCTCCAGAAAGTTCTACTTGTTCTACAGATATCTCCGGTAGCCACTTGCGTATTGCGTTAGAAATTGCAATAGGTATTGCTCTGCGGTAATTGTTTTCATTTTCAAACAAAGTCGTTGACCAATCTGTCCCATATTCAGGAAGCATAGGTCTTTGCCCAACATTTGTTGACAAAAGAGTAACTACTCTATCTAAATACAGTTTAGTTGATGTTTCTGCACTTTCAACAAGACCGTTTATATCTAAAGTGTATGGGTAACTAATTGCAGAACTCATGACTGTACTCCAATCCAAACAGGATATTCAAGAAGACCGGCTTCAAAAACAACCCAAACCATTTGTCCTTCCACAGGTACGGACCTATGAAAAGTATGTTCAGGAATCAATGGGCCTTTTGAGCCAACAGTCGTACCGACTCCAAGCCCACTAGCAGCAGTATACTTACTATTTTCCTTAGAGTCTGTGGTAGCGCTTGGAGAATGTGTCACAATAGTGGCGTTATTTTTGCTAACAGTCTTCTGTTTAGTAACTGATACGTGTTGATGGTTTAGCTGCTGGTTGCCAGGAGACTTTGCCACTATTGTAAGGGCAGGAATATCTGTAGAGCCGTAAGCATCTGCAGTAGAAGTTGGGGTAGTAGTTAACATGGCGGCAAGGGCAGCAACGTTGTGGGGTTCGTGATCCGGATGGTATGACGAATCTGTAATAGGCAGGCAGGCTTTAGCCCAGTTAGATACTTCTGTACCAGAAGGCATAAATACTTTGACTTTTACTCTGTTTTTGTTTGTAGGGTCTATACCAGCAGCTACTTGGGCAGAATAGATTCCGTAAAATCTAGATCTTCCTTGTGGGTCATGGTTAAAAGTATTCTCATCAAGCTCATAGTTACCAAAACTCATTGTACAATTCTCCCATTACTTGTGGCTACCCATTTTACAGGATTTTTTATAGAAATCAAATCAGGGTAGTAATCTAAAAATTTAGTTGCGCCGTAAACGTTTGGAACAGCCGTAACAGAAGTTGAAGTATAGGCTGTAGGCATTAATGTTCTAGTTGGAACCAGTTCTGAGGAGTTTGGGGATAAAGAGAACTCAGATAAAGTAGTTGCATACCCAACTAAAGACTGTCCGGACAGCTCTGATTGAATATCCCTAGTTGCTACGCGACTAGATGCAGTAGGGTCTATATCTCCAATTATGTCTGTTCCCACCTCTAAATTTAAAAAATAATCTAAGGGGCGTCCGCCAAATACGTGTACAACAGAAAGGACTGTCCAATATCCAGAAAGCCCATTAGGTAACCCATCTAAGTAGATAGGGTCATATGGCTTGATAGAGGGGTGCCCAACAACCGATACCTGAGCTCTATGTTGATACCTATGTGATTTTTTATACGAATCTGCAATTTGTTTAGCATCTGTTTGGCTAGTTGCTACCTCATGTACGTGATATTTTTTAAACCCGGCCTTAGATGTTGCAGCAGATTTATTATTAGAAAAAACTGTCATGATAAGAAGAACCCTTCATTAGGCACAACTACTCCGCTAACAGGGTTATCATCTACAGTGTTTTGATGTGTTGACTGTGCAACAATTCCGTTAGCAGTATTTACTGCAGTAATTACTCTATCAACTCTGCTACCGGCCTCTGGTGCGCTATCACTAAGCATAGGATTCCAACTAATTACTGTTCCAAGTATTTTTAACTCACGTGGGGCTTGGCCGTCTTCATCAGTAGATACGTAAAAAAAGTAAGGGGAAGACTTCTTTTTTTCTGAATAAATCTTATCCTTTGATACAAAAAAAATAGTAGTATTGTCTGTAACTAAGGCAAAACCAGTTTGTTTTGCTAAGCTCCTAATAATCTGCCAATCACTTTGTCCTGCCTGAACAACACTAGGGCGTGTTCTAGGGTGGCGTTGAGTAACTGTCGCAAGTCCGTGTTTGTTTGCAATCTTTGTAACAACCTGGTCAGCGGTAACGTCTTTATAAATTTTTTGATTTGAATCTTTAAGGTAATAGGTAGCCCCTACACAAACAATGTCTGTATTTCCACCTTGCCAAGTGTTTGGCTGCTCTACGTGCCTAATATACCCATACCAAGTTTCTTTAATTTTTTTTGATCTAAATGTAAACCTAACTGGATCTCCAGATATTAAACCTGTTTTTTTATTACTTGGGTGACCTTTAAAATGCAAAACAAGTCGGTCATGCTCTTCAGGATTCCTATACAGTTCGGCACCAATTAAAACCATACTCATATCAGGTGCTTTTGGAAACTCTACTGTAAAAGAAGAATCTAACGATTCTTCTTGCCAAGGAAATGGTCTATTTGCTGGGGAATTAATCATTGTTATAAGGAACCCTAAGAATTGTTCCAGCAGAAATATTAAATGGGTCATCAATTTCGGGGTTAATTTCCATAATTTCCCACCAATATTTTGAACCTAACCCATAAGCCTGAGCTAGAATAGCTATTGAGTCCCCATCTGCCCAGATATATTCTACATACTGTACTTTTTTAGAGGTTGAAAAAGCACGGTAAACAGATACGGCAGGGTCACCTGTATACTTATGAGCAGTCTGCGATAGTGGGCCATCGTAGTAGCGTGAAACTCTTTCAATCATGATTATCCTCCTGGTGGCGTAGGTGTAGTAGTTGTGCTTGCAGGATCAACGCCGCCCATAGTTCCAATAGCCCTAACTCCAGTGTCGCCCTCTATGTTAAATGCCGCAGGATAACGAGTAAAGTCGATAGAAATAACTGAAAGCATAGGAACCATGTTTAAATCAAACATTTTATGAGTAACGTTAAGTCCAGTTACAGAACCATAGTATCTTAAATTTGGCCCTAAATACATCCACAATGGAATACCGGTAATATATCCAATATCTGAACTTCTACGGTATTCTTTGTGACCAATGTTAACCCCATAGTTTTCGTCAAGTAGCATAGTATTTTCTTCTGGATCTCCGTTTAAACAGCGATATAAAAACTCTAAATCGTATTCAGTTCCTCGGTTTAAAAGACCATAACGTTCTTCAGCCTGTAGCGGTCTTCCATACGCAGCAGTTTCATCTCTTTTTGCAGCAGGCATATTTAAATAACTTAGATCACTAATTCTACTTATTAGAAGTTCAACTTTAACAGTTTGATTACCACCAAGTGAAGTTGCAGAATCTTTAGATCCAAACGTCCAGTCAATTGAATTATTGCCGCTAGTGCTATAACCAAATACTTCTGGGTTGTACATAAATCTAAAGCCCCATTGTTTTGCTGTTGCTTTTGATCCAGTTCCTAAAGATAACGCGCTTGTATTCCTAACTTCTGCAGAAAGTTTGTCTTGGAATATGCGACCACGTTCTAGGCGGCCATCATCACCTATAAACTTATATATGTCACCTTTTAACTTTGTAAAGTCGTCAGGATTGTACGGTTGACCTTTTGGGTCTAAGGCAACTCCTGCACGCATTCCAAAAGGCATGCCTTTGCTAGCAACATGTGGTGGTGGATTCCATCTTTGAGCATCAACTGGTGGAAATACTTGCGTTGGCTTTTCTGGGTCATTTGTTAAATTAGTGTCTAATTTGTCGCCGCATTGACCAAGTTGAGCATCGTATAACTTTTTGTGCATTGCCCTAAGGTTTACTGGAGGCAAGCCATCCTTTGCAGTGCCAGAGGCAAGTTGAGTTTCAGTAATTGTTTTACCGTCAATACTAGAAGTTAAATAAGTAAAAACTAGATCACTGCTAGTGTTGGTTTTTGTTCCAACTTTAAAACCAATCCATTTTTTATTACAAATATCATAGATATAGCTATAGTCTAACTTGCTTGTTTTTGCGGTAGTAAAATGTCCAGTTCTTGCTGTAAGACGAGTTTTAAAATCTGCTGGAACTGTAGGAACTACTCGTCCTGCTCTTAAAATAATTTTTGGGTTTATTCCAGCAAGAGTCATTTGCCCAGAGTAGGCAGGACTTTCTTTATCAACTTGAATTCTTACAGCCCCAGGTTCAGGTCGATAAGCAACTTTGTCTGGAAAAAGATCTGCACTTACTGTAAATACAGGGTTAAATGTAGACTTAGTAAAAGCTTTAACTTTAATAGTAAACATAAAGTTTACACTTTGATTTTCCGTATCTTTGTTTGGTGAAGTTTGTTGGTTTGCAGTAATTCCGCTAAAACCATATTTTTTATTTTTATCAATTTCTACATCGCCAACAGATAAATTTGTACTAGCAGGTGTAATCTTTATATTTTTTACGGCCGCTTCGTTTAGCCAAAAATATTCAAAGGGGTTAGCGCCGGGAACTCCAATGGTTTCTAAGTTAGTTCTCTTAAGATAAAACCTTAAACAATATCTAAATTTATTATCTTTTGTTGCATGAATTTGAGTAGCGTAAGGACCAGCAGTTGAGGCCGGCCCATTGTATACACCATAAGTATCTACAGTTCCAGCAGCCACTGAGATTAAATTTTGTTCTGTGTGCGTCATTACATATTCACCAAATAAAGTTTGTAAAGTTTTATCAGTGTTTGATCCCGCAGAGTTTAATTCTGTTTGACTCATAAACGAAGTTTCTACTTGTACAGTATAAAAATACTCGTATGTATATGCCATTATAGACTACTCGCAATCTTACGTAATGTTGCATCTTTTCTTAGTTTTTCCCCAACTAGCTTAACCATACGTTCTGCTTCTTGGGCGCTTCCCTGTGCAATGTTTACTTTCATATCAAGGTTAATTGTAACATTTCTATTTGAGTTTACAGTTGCGCTACTGCTGCCTCCACCACCATGGTTTGCACTAGATCCTCCTTCAGGGGCACCGACGTTCATGCCGTTGCTAGCTTCTCCACCTACGCGTGCTTCAAGAGCAACAGCATCTGCTTGTTTTAGGTGCTTCATGTAAGCTCCGGTTTTATAACTAGACCAGGCGCTCCAGTTATTACCTCGTTGGCTCATGTGAGCTGCTATACCAGCATTAGTACTTGGGTTAAATAGGTCTTGATTGCTTTTAAGATTAAACTTTTTGCGTCTAGCAGGCCCAAGGCTACCAATCATATTAATTTGATACAATCCGTAGGAATCATCACCTGTGCTAGCATCGCCGTTGTGGGCATTAGATCTACCACCTGATTCGGCAATAGCAATTGCGTACGCAGTCTTTAACGCATCTCCCTTAAATCCTTTAGAAGAAATTAATTTTATAAGGTCTTTTTTATTACCAGTAATGTTTCCATCATATTTGCCACCAGGAAGCTGGGCTAAAACATCGTCAGTTTTCTTTCCAAATACTTTTTCAAGATCATCATAAGATACTGGCTTTCCGTCTACAATGGCTTGTCCAAAAGCGGCTAGAATACTTGGAGAGGCATAAGAACTAGAGCTCCACCCAGCTTTTTTAGTTTTAAAAACTTTTGAGGCAGCCTCATTTAAGCTTGATAGTACTTGAGGAACTCCCTTACGTTTTTTAAACCAATCTCTAGGGTTGTACTGGACTCCTTTTTCATTTAATGTTTCAAAGTGAAGGTGTGCGCCACGAGAGTTTCCTCGACCAGGATCTTTTG